CGCCCGCCATGGGCGCGGAACCTGACGGCAACGTCTAGCCCGCACACCGCCCAGCACCAACCCACGAGGCAGCCATGGCAAAGTTCCGCGTCGCCACTGAAGGCGCTACCACCGACGGCCGCACGATCTCGCGCAAGTGGATCGAGCAGATGGCCACGAACTTCGACCCCGCCAAGTACGGCGCCCGCGTGTGGATGGAGCACATGCGCGGCATGTTCGATGACGGCCCCTTCCAAGCCCTGGGCGACGTCACCGCCGTAGAGGCCCGCGAAGTCGAAGACGGCAAGCTCGCCCTGTTCGTCGAGCTGGACCCGACCGACCGGCTCAAGGAGATGAACAAGAACCGCCAGAAGGTCTACACCTCCATCGAGGTCGATCCCGAGTTCGCCGACACCGGCGAGGCCTACCTGGTCGGCCTGGCCGTCACCGACTCCCCCGCCAGCCTCGGCACCGAAATGCTCAAGTTCAGCGCCCAGCAGGGCGACGCCTCGCCGCTGGCCGCCCGCAAGCAGAAGGCGCACAACGTTTTCACCGCCGCCATCGAGACCGAGCTCGACTTCAGCGAACCGCCCGCCGAGCCCGAGAAAGGCCCGAGCCTGGCCGAGCGCGTGAAGGCCCTGTTCAAGAAGCACGACGCCAAGACCGACCAGGGCTTCGCCGACTTCCGCACCGAGCTCGAGCAGACCCTCGAAGTCTTCGTCCAGAAACACCATGCCCTGGCCGACGAGATCAAAGGCCGGCCCACCGCCGAGGCCTTCACCGAGCTGCGCCAGGCCCACGACGAGCTGAAGACCAAGTTCGACCAGCTCTATGCCCAGCTCGACACCACCCCCGACACCCCCGAGCGCCGCACCGCCACTGGCGGCGGTGACGCTGTAACCACTGACTGCTGAAAGGACCGCCGCCAATGCGTAACGATACCCGCCAACGCTTCAACGAACTGCGCGACCGCATCGCCCACCTCTCCGGCGTGACCAGCGCCGCCGAGCAGTTCAACGTCGAGCCCAGCGTCCAGCAGACCCTGGAGAGCCGCATCCAGGAATCCAGCGAGCTGCTCGGCCGCATCAACGTCGTCGGCGTCGACGAGCTCAAGGGCCAGAAGGTTGGCCTGGGCGTCACCGGCCCGATCGCCAGCCGCACCGACGTCAGCGGCAAGGACCGCGCCCCGCGCGACGTGTCCGACATGACCGACAACACCTACGAGTGTGTGTCCACCGAGTTCGACACCTACATCAGCTGGGCCAAGCTCGACGCCTGGAGCCGCTTCCCCGACTTCCAGACCCGCGTGCGCAACGCCATCATTCGCCAGCAGGCGCTCGACCGCATCATGATCGGCTTCAACGGCACCAGCGCCGCCACCGCCACTGATCGCACCGCCAACCCGCTGCTCCAGGACGTCAACATCGGCTGGCTGCAGAAGTACCGCAACCACGCCGCCGCCCGGGTCCTGGCGCAAGGCGCCACCGCCGGGGAGGTCCGCGTCGGCGCCGGCGGCGACTACGCCAACCTCGACGCCCTGGTCTTCGACGCCGTCAACGAGCTAATCGACCCCTGGCACCGCGAGTCCACCGAGCTGGTCGCCATCATGGGCCGCAAGATGCTCGCCGATAAGTACTTCCCGCTGATCCAGGAGCATGCCGGCACGCCCACCGAGGCCCGCGCCATGGACCTGATCATCAGCCAGAAGCGCGTCGGCGGTCTGCAGGCCGTGCGCGCCCCGTTCGTGCCCGACGGCAAGATCATGATCACCAGCCTCGAGAACCTGTCGCTCTACTGGCAGACCGGCAGCCGCCGCCGCTACGTGATCGACAACCCCAAGCGCAACCGCATCGAGAACTACGAGTCCAGCAACGACGCCTATGTGGTCGAGGACTACGGGTTCGGCTGCCTGGTCGAGAACATCACCCTGGGCGACTGGTCCGGTATCTGATAGGAGCTGACCCATGACGAGCCCCGCCCGAAAGCACTACCAGAAGGCCACCGCCGCGCAAGCGGCGGGGGCCGCCCAGCCCGGCCAGCCGCAAACCGGCGAGCAATACGAGCTGTTCGCCGCCGCCCTCTGGGAGGCCAAGCGCACCCTCAAGGCCATCAAGTCGGTGCAGGCCAAGATCGAGAAGAAGCGCGAGCTGCTGCCCGAGTTCGCGCCCTACATCGAGGGCGTCCTGGCCGCCGGTACCGGCGCCCAGGATGACGTGCTGATGACCCTCATGGTCTGGCACATCGACACCGGCGACCTGCTGGGCGCCCTGGCCATTGCCGAGTACGCCATGAAGCACGGACTCAACACCCCGGACCAGTACGACCGCGACACCGTCTCGCTGATCACCGAAGAGATCGCCGAGCAGGCCCTGCGCATGATGGAGGGCCCGTTCGCGGACTCCGACGAAGGCCGCGCCGAAGCCGCCGAGCAGGCCGGCGAGTTGGTCGCGATGCTCCGGCGCGCCGAGGCCATCACCGAAGGCCACGACATGCACGACGAGATCCGCGCCAAGCTGCACAAGGCCCTCGGCTACGCCCACCGCGCCGCCGGCAGCCTGCCGGATGCGCTCGCGCAGCTGAAGGCCGCCCTCTCGCTCAACGATCGCGCCGGGGTCAAGAAGGACATCGAGCGCCTCGAGCGCGAGCTCAAGAACGCCGGCGACCAGGCCACCACCTGACGCCGCCACCGTGTCGCACGCCGACGCCAAGGGGGCACCGGGCTAGGGCGCAGCTCTCCTGGGTCCGAAGCCTGGTCCACCCCCTTCCTACATCGAGGCCGCCATGTCCCTGATCGCCGCCGGCTACGGCAACGAGCCCACGCCACCCGACGAGATCCAGAACAACGGCTTCTGGCCGGGCATCGACCCGGCCGACTTCCGCGCCGTCGAACGCATCGACAGCAACATCACCGCCGCCCGGGTCGAGCACGCCCTGCGCGTCGCCATCGCCGATATCAACCGCCAGCTCGCCAGCTGGCAGCAAGCCCAGCAGCAGGCCGGCGCCGCCGAGATTGCCGAGGTCGCCGCGCCCACCTGGGCCATCGAAGGCCACTACGCCCAGCTCTACCGCCGGGCGCTCTACGCCACCGCCCACGCCACCCTGCTCGAGCGCTACCGCGACACCACCGCCACCGGGCAGGGCGACGAGCGCGGCGAAGCCAAGGCCGCCGCCGCCGACGACTACCGCCGCGACGCCCGCTGGGCCGTCGCCGAGATCGAAGGCCGCACCCACACCACCGTGGAGCTGATCTAGTGCAGACCGTCCGCGCCCACCAAGGCGAAACGCTCGACGCCCTCTGCTACCGGGTCCTCGGCGGCACGGCCGGCATCACCGAGCGCGCCTTGCGCCTCAACCCCGGCCTGGCCGAGCTCGGCCCGATCTTGCCCGAAGGCACGCCCGTCAGGCTGCCCGAAGCCGAACCAGAGACTCGCCGCATCGAGACCGTGCAGCTCTGGACATAACAGCAGGGAAAACGAGGAACTCATGGCAGAACCCAGCACCGCCGCCGCCGCCGGCACCGCCACACTCACGGCGCTGATCATCGGCATGCTGCCCGGGATCGACGCCAACGCCGTGATCGGCGCCTTCTGCGGCGCCTCGCTGTTCGTCATCAGCGCCAAGGACCTCAGCGTCCTGGTGCGCATCGCCTACCTGATGATCAGCTTCGCCATCGGCTACCTGGGCGGCCCAGCCATGCTGGGCGGCATCCTCGATCACTCCGCCGTGTCGGCGTTCATCGCCGCCGCGGTTACCGTCACCGCCGGGCTGCGGGCCATCGAGGGCGTCAAGACACTCGACCTCAAGGCCTGGCTAGGGGGAAAGAAGTGACCATGCCCGAGCTGATCGCCATCACCGCCGCCGTGGTGATCATCGTCCGCATCCTCACCTTCCGCCGCGGCCGTAGCCGCTACCGCCCCGGCGTCGCCATCGCCGCCTGGTGCGTCCTCGCCGTCTGCACCTGGCTCGCGGTGCGCCTGATCACCACCGGCGAGCCCGATGCCTGGTGGCTCGCCCTCGTCCTGGCCGGCATCGCCGCCCTGCTGCTGCGCGCCGGCGGCAACCTCGCCCA